CTCTAACGAGGTAGTTTACAAACCGTGAACCGGTGTGCAAGTTTAGACTCAAATGTCTAGGCCGAATCATTGGAGGGTCGGAAAATAGAGGCGTCGTGAGGCGCGGGAAGCAGCTCGGAGAAACCCTCAAATTTCTTCAAGGGTTGCTCACCCCAATTACTTTCTCTAGAGAGCCTACTCCCCCTGTAAAGGGAAAGAGAGGTTAGATCGCTTAGTGCCCTAAAGACACGTTCTGGATCCTGCCTGCTTGTTCAGACCTCCGGTCTTATTATAGACTGCGTTTGTCAGGTTAGGCTACCTTTGAGAAAGGGAAAAGTGAATGATCGTTATCGAAACAGATATATATTATGAGAAAATTCAAAGAACTTTCAAATCCTATATTTTCTGATCGATACGGTGTGCACCAAAAGATCGGTTTAGACAATACGTCTAAATCTTTTTCTTGGCACATCGAAAAGGCTCTTAAGCGTTTTAATGGCATAGTCTCCCGAAAGGGAGGTAAACCACTCATCGGCTTGCTGTTAAAGTGAGTTGGTGATGTGGCGGGAAAGGTCTCTCCGTTCCGTGTTTCTAATATCTGCATATTCGCTTACCATTGCGTTGCAGTCACTAAGCATGAAGGCCTGAAAGGTTTAACTTTAAACCTGAAGGTTTCTCATGTGTTGACGATGCAATCCTTGGGCGGTTATAAGATAGATGATATGGCCCCGTTGAAACGTCGTGTTTCACGTTCTAGGGCTGGTTTTCCAAAGTGGATTCCTGTACGTAGTCGCTTTCTATTGATGAGAAAGGATATTTCTACAATACGATTCTGGACAACTTTGTTGTCTATGTATCGTATTTTGGATTGTCCACCTCAAATATCTTTGGGAACGATTACCTCTGCGGGCGTAGATTGACTGGCACTGGCATCTCAGGCAGGTTTAATTGACCCTTTAAAAAGGGTTATAAGCCGTTTCTGGGAGCGCTTAGGTCTGGAAGATCTGCAGAAACAATGGAAGACTAGTCCGATAATTCCGTTTCCTATTGGGACTTCTTCTCCTTCTACTTCAAACTTAGTTTGGAGTCGGGACAAGGAAAGACGTTATTTGTATCCTCGATATTACTCCTCTTCTTATTGGTCCATTCTCGCTTCATCGCGAGTTTGGTTAGCCAAAAAGAATGAGTGATTCTTGGAACATTTGCGTAACTACCTTGAGAATACCGATAGTATGGAATTTTTCCTTTCTAACCTTTGATATTCGGGAACGTCCGAGTATAAAGTACCAGATTATGTACCTGGTCACTTATACTCTGAAGGACGTTATTCCCGGTATCTAGGTAAGTTGGGGTTTAAGAACGAACCGGCGGGGAAAGTTCGGGTTTTTGCGATGGTAGATGTCTGGACTCAGTGGCTCTTTTACCCTTTGCATCGTCTGCTTCAGGATGTTCTCCGTCGTTTAGACGAGGACGCTACCTTTGATCAGATCGGTGCTTTGGAGCGAAAATTGCCGTTGATGGCGAAGTATCGGAAGGCGAAAGCTTTCTCTTACGACCTGTCCGCGGCAACGGATCGATTACCTGTTTTATTGCAGGTGTATATCCTAGCTCCTATAATGGGTTATAAGGCTGCTGCAGCCTGGGCGAATATCCTGGTTACTCGTAAATATCAGGTCCCTTCTAGGGCCCGTGAGGTTTACGGTATTAAGGAGACCTCGGTTGCCTACGCTGTAGGACAACCGATGGGTGCTCTATCGTCCTGAACTATGCTTGCTATATCGCATCATATTATTGTCCAGTGGGCTGCATACGTTTGTGGTGCTTCGCAATTAGGTAAATGGTATTTTAAGGATTATGTGGTATTGGGGGATGACATTGTCATCTTTGACCCGAAGGTCGCCCATAGTTATTATTATATAATGACTAAAATCCTTGGAGTTGAGATAGGGTTAGCGAAGTCCTTGGTTTCCAAGAATTCTTGGACCTTGGAATTTGCTAAAAAATTCTTTGTTGACGGGAAACGAGCTTTTTATGTCCCTTTTCGGGATATAATAGTTACGACTTTGTCAACAAGTGTGATGAGTGAGTTTATGCGAAAGCATGATTACTCATTCAGTTCTTATCTGAAGCTTCGGGGAAGCGGGTTTAAGGCCAGGTCAAAAGTTTTGGCTAATGTCTGA